TTTCGAATGCTTGTGTTAATATATTTATCATTTTTTTTGTTGTAATATTTGTTGTATCTAGTGAATATGTAATATGTTCAATAATCTCTTTATCATTACATATCCCAAATGCTCTAAATAATACATAGAATGGAATTGATATATCTCTGAATTTATTATTAGTAATCTCAAATGTTAATAAATTCTTTTCTAATAATTTTGTATATATAATAGATGAATTTTCAAAGTTATCCCCTGGTTTAGAAATAATATCACCACGACATAGTTCATTCTTATGTCCAATGTTTTTAAATTCTCGAGGGCTATTAAACGTCATTGACTCTATATTATCAATGCACCATTCATTTCCCTTGATGATAAAATAACCACCAATATCCTCTGGGTCTTCATGTAGTTGAATTAATGTTTCTTTTGATTTATTAAATGTATTACATAGTTTACTTTTTACCATAATTGGAATTTTAGCAATCTTATATCTTTCAATGTTTTCAGTTTTAACAACTGTTGTCCCATCATTTTTATATGCTGTTGCTGTAATTACCGCATCAATATACATAGGTGAACTATATGTTAAATCTTTTATATGTGCCTCATTAGGTGTCAAACTTTGACTTCTTAATGTATCATAATTAATAGTTTCTGGAGGTGTTAACTCCACATTTTTAATATCCGCATTGATTAAATACTTACTTATAGATAAGTCTTCTTCTGTCTTATCACGTTCATTATTAATTTCAACTTGGATTTTAAATCCTTTTGACATAATTTGCTCAATTCCATTGGAATTAAACTCATTAATTGAATCTATATGATGTTTGATTAAAGTTTTTGGTTCAGTTAATAAACTATTAAAAATAGCAATTAAATCATTAGAATCTTCAATATCAGTCATTATAAATTTGATGTTTATTTTAAGATATTAAAAACCTATTATATATATATAAACTATATATTAAAAATCAAATTTAAATATATTAAAAAAAATAATATTATGCTATTCTTTAAGAAAAGTTATAAATCTATAGTTTGTTTTAATTAATTTATTATAATTATATAATATTGTATAATCATTACAAATTTTTTTAAATATAGGTAATAATTCATTTATATTTATTTTAATCATTTCACCAGATTTTGATTCTGAATAATTTTTTAATTTATTTTTTATAATACTTTCTAATTGAATTATAACATCCAAATGTATAACAATAATAATATTTATCATTCTTATGACTGCCTGTATTATAAGTAGATAATCTTGATTTTAAATTATTAGTTCTTCCAATTTTATAAATATTTTGTCCTTCATATATTTTAGTTGATATAATATAAACATATTGATTGACATTTATATTATTTATTATTAATATATTATCAAATATAATATCAATTTTTTTATTATACTTGTTATTCAAATTCAGATTTAAATAGACATTTAAATTCAAAAACACCATGTAATAAAGTATATAGTTGTGAAAATTGTTTATATACTTTTAAAAATATGCAACAATTAAAAATGCATAAAAAAAATAAAAATACATGTATTAAAGATAAAATATAATACTTAATCACCCATATTATATAAATAATAATAATATTTAGCATATGTATCACTTTCAATATTTACTTTATAATCTATCAATTGTAAATAATTTTTTTCTAATTTATTAATATATTTTAAATTATATTGTGGAAATAATTTTGCAAAATTACAATTTTCATTGGTTTCATCATCAATAATTTTAGATGCTATAATCATAGAACAAAATATAATTGTTTTCCAATTATTAGGTTGAATTTGTACTTGTGTATCTTCCAATAATCTTTCAATATATATTAATAAAATTATAATACATTCTGGTTCGATATCACCAATATCACATATATAATGAATAAAATTTATGATTTTATTTAACTTTGGTTTATTAATAAAATGTTTTTTTAGTATATTACTATTAAAAATATTATACTTATAATTACTAAATTCTATATTATTTTTATTAATATATGTATAATAAATCTTACATACATTTTTAATTAAATTACTATTTTCTTTTAATAAATATTTTGAATTTTTATATTCTTGTAATCTATACTCACATGGTATTCTATATATTATATTTTCATCTTGTTCTGGTGAATTTTTTATAAAATATGTTTTATTAATATTACTCATATTATTATATATACAAATACTATAATTTTCAATTTTTTTTAATATATAATAAAAAAAAATTTATATTTATTTATTATATTATTATTTATGGTGGTGTTGTATTTGTGACAATAAGTGCATTAGATTCTGCAATGGTAGTATTAGAAGCATCAATAGATGTTAATAATGCTTGCACTGCTGAATTAATTGTTTCTAGATTAGATAATGAAGTTTGTATGGCTGCATTAATTGTTTCTAAATTTGATATTGATGTTTGTATTGCAGCATTAGAATTATCTATATTATTTATTGATGTTTGTATAGCATTATTTGAAGTTTCTATATTTGAACTTGATGTTTCTAAATTAGATAATGATGATATCATTAATGCTTCTGGACCAGTTGCTAATAATGGACCTTCTGACCATGTTAATGATCCCATAGCACCAACTGAAGGATTTTGTGTTTGTATAGTATTACCAACATATTCTAATGTAAGTCCAACTATATCATTTTGACCTATAACTTTATTATTTAATATAGTATCAACATTAAGTGTAAGCGTTGAGTCTATATAACCTGATAATAAAATTTCAGTTGTTGTATTCATTGTAATTGTTAAATTTTGAGATGAATATTGACTTATTGAATTTGCATGTGGTGAAACCCATGTTGGTGTTATATTTGTTATAGGATTTTTTAATATTCTCCATAATACTATTAAATTTTCTTTTTTATTATTTTTAAAATTTAAATTTATATTAATATTTTGTAAAATAACATCTGATGTTGCTGATGTATTTTTTAATAATAATATAGATCTATGATTTAAAAATCCAGTAACATAACATATATTATCTTCTGAACTATTTATTGAAAAATTATATGACATTTTTATATTTTTTTTATATTATATATTATATAAAATATTATTATTTCTAATAATAATTAACTATTATTTACTATTAGTAATATCCAAAAGAAGAAAGATTATTATTATTATTATATGTTTGTTCTAAAAATTGTAAAATAATAGTTAATAATCCATAATTATTTCTTGTTGGTCTATTTTTTGGTCCTTTTATATATAATATATAATTATTAATACAATGGTATGAATATTCTTCATCTATTTGTTGCATATTATTAAATAATTCAATAAAAGATGGAAATACATATGATACTAATAGTACTTCACTATCATCTATATTATTATTACTTTCAATTATATTTAACATTTGTGATATAAATTCATCACAACTTCTTTCAATACTTAATAATGTTTCTTGTTTTAATTTAATATCATCATATAATTTTTTTATTTTTTCTTGCTTCAAATGTACTTTCATAATTAAATCCATATTTTAATGCTTTCTCATCTAATTTTATTAAATCAATATCACTAAATTCTATTTTTGTCTCTGGTTCTATAAAATTACCAGTAGATAACATATATTCAATTAATGATTCTATATTATATACAACCGTTAATCCATTTGATCTTGTATATGTATATATATATTTTCCAATTTTATTTAATAATATTGGATCATATTTGTTTAATTCTATTTTTTGTTTTTTTGTGTTTTTATTATTTAAATCCATATAATTACGTTTACTCATATTATATTAAACTTAATTATAAAAAAATAAAATTAAATATTATTTTATAATTTGTAGTAGTTTTAAATTACCATTATAATTTATATATGCTAATTGTTTATATTTAAATTTGTTCTCAAAATTATCTACATAATATTTTATGTAGATAGACTGAGGATTAAAATATAATTTTAATAAACTATTATTATATTTTATTAATTTTTTTATAAATATTCTTTTTCTATAAAATCTTTGAATTCTTTTTATTTTTTCTATTATTAAATTTGGACATAAATCATAAAAATCTTCTAATTTTATAATTTCTGTACAATTCATACATACAAAATATAAATCACTATCATAACAATTTGCACATCTATTATTTATATTATCTATACTAATATCACCACAATTAGAACAATATATTTCTGTTATTTCATGTATATTATTAAATTTATTATTTAATTGATACATATATTCTATAAACATATTCATATTTTTATATTTATTATAATCAATTTTATATTTAAATTTAAATATTTTCAGTTAATTTATATATTTCATCTATTAATAAATTGTATAATTTTTCATATTCAATAAAATATTTTACATATAACATATTGATATTTGTTAATTTATTTAATAATAACTGCAATAATGTATAATTTTTTTTATTATATATATCTTTTTCATTATTAATAATTATTTCATTAAATAATAAATCAGAATCTACTATAGTATTTAATAAATCTTTTATTTTATTAATTCTTATACTTAAATCATATATTTTTTTTAAATTAATATGATTAGTATCTAATGTATCTTTATTATTATTTATTTTTTTTATTATTATATCTTTTAAATTACTTAATTCATTTATATTATTAGTTTTATATTCATTATTAGTTATCATATAATTATTATTAATTTTATTACATATAAGTTCTATATAATCATATAATGAATCTTTATTTATATATTTATTATAAAATTTCTTTGCATTTTCTGCTATGATTTTACATTTATCATCATTATTCTTACACCATTCAATAACTTCTATTAAATTTGATAAGTCTGATTCAATTGGTATATGATCTATATATGGTTCTAATAGTGGAAAATACCATAATTTATCAGCTATAACTGTTGATTTTACTTTTAATATAACACAATTCATTTTCATTAAAAATGAATATCTATTTGCTGCACTATGGCCTTCAATATATAACAAATATTTATATTTAGATTGTTCTATAAATTGTACATAATTATCTTTACTTGCAGTAAATTGAAATTTATCAGGTTTAATATAAGTAATAGGATGATCTAATATTTTTTTATCCCTAATATTCCATGATGTTAATTTTGCATCTAAATATTTATTTTCTCCTAAATCATAAGACATTTGTGCGATATTTAATCTTTGATTTGTTTCAGTAGTTACACCACCTCCTGTTGCTGATCCTCTAAAAAATGCAATATCTTGTTTATCTTCCCATTTAGTATTTAAACTTTCTAATTTTTCTTTAGTATAATTATCATTACATTTTAAATTATCTGTATTTTTATAATGAAAACATGTTTTTGGATAAATGTTATTACTAGAAATTAACCAATCTTCTACACATGGAAATGGTATATCTGCAAATATATCAGATGTATAAAAACTAAATATTGGTGTATAACTTTCATATTTACATCGTGTTAATTGTACATCTTCTTTTTTATTTTTATCATCTTTATTAAACATAAATCCATATGGTTCTGATAATGTCTTTTTTAATTGTGGATAATCTCTTTTATTAATAAAGAAATCACAATCTGGTATATTTCTATATTTGCATGAATTATCTAATAAATCTCTTAATTCCATTAAATATTGATCACTAATTTGCTGAATACCATTTCTATTATATGTACAATGTTCATTATCAATAATATTACTATTAACCCACCATTTTTTAATATCTTGGATAATATTTTCTTTTCTATAATATTTTAATTTTTCTTTATAATATGTTTCTTTGGTATTATCAGATGAGTCAAATTTAATATTTTCACTCCATGTATTTGTATAATCTTTATTTACAAATGGTGCAAATATAACTACTTTAGACTTTCTAACCATTACATATATTCCAGATCTCATATGATTAAACAAATAATCAAAAGTATTTAAAGTTGATTCTAAACTGATATTTTTATAAATTTTTAAATTAAATAAATCATCAATATTTTTTTTTATTTTATGATTTTCATTAGATAAATATATATTTTCCTTAAATAGCTTTTTTTTATTTGTTAATACTTTTATACTTTTTTCAGTTTGAAATTCATATATTTTTGGTATAATTAATTGTTCAATTTGTTGCCAATCAATTAATGTTGTAAATATATGTTGTAAATTTCTATATTTAGGATTAGAATTAAATTTACATACTTCTGTTGTAAATTTAATACATTCTTCTGTATTTTTAAAATGGGGCAATTCATTATTTACTAATAGTTTACTCCAATTTTTATTTTGGTTATTATCATGGCTAAAAATTCCTCTTACTTTTGTATAATCTAATTCATCTAACTTATTATTTAAATAATTTAATGAATTAATTAAATTATCATTTATTTTAAATTCTTTTTTAATTCTAGTTAAATGATAATCAACTAAAGATACTTCTTGTTGTAATATATCATTGAAATATGTAAATAATTTTTTTATATAAAATGTAATTAAATGTTCATCATCAATATTTAAATCATCTTTAATTTCAATTATATTATAATTACTAATAATATTTAATACTTGTAAATAATATAATTTAATATTATCTTTAGTTATTTTAGTTAGTTGGTTTTTATTTATTTTATTTATACTATAATGTAAATTAGTTATTTCATCTTTAATTTTATTATCTACTATTAATTTATATTGTTCTGTTTTTTTACCTCCAATTATTTTTGATGGAATTGTTATAGATGACATAATTATATTTCTATATATTATTATATACTTATTATTTTAAATAATATAATAATAATATTCAAATTTAATTTTTATAAATTATAAAAAACATAAAAACATAAATTGAAAAATGAAAATATAAATTTTAAATTTTGAAAGAAAAAATATTTTATAAAATTATTTTTCAAAATATTTTTCAGAATTTATAATTTACTTTTTATTTTTTTAAAAAAATGTATAATATAATTTTAACTATTAGTTAAAAACATGAATAATAATAATATATACTATTATTATTATAATTTATATGAATATATATATTGTTGTATATAAAATACTATACCTAAATAACTGAACTATATAATACATTTACTCTAGTATATTCAATATTATGTATATTTATAACTAAAAAAAAGTCATATATATATAAATTTAATTATTTTTTGTATATATATGACTAAAAATGCAAAATTTTAACTAAATTTTTAAATTAATTATTATTTAAATATATATATATATTTAATTACTATTAGTTATTTATATATATATTTAACTAATATGATTATTATATGTGAAAAATGTGATAGAGAATTTAAAAGTAATCGAAATTTATACTTACATTTAAATAAAAAAATACCATGTGATCGCATAATTAAATGTAACGATTGTTTAAAGGAGTTTAAAACAAAACAACATTTAAACAATCATATAAACAGAAAGAACAAATGTCAAAAATTAGATTTAGAAGAGGAGAATAAAGAATTAAAACGTAGATTAGAAATTGCTGAAAGTAGGCAACCAAAAATAATAAATAATAATAATATTCAGAATATAACCAATAATACGATTAATATATTTACACCAGAGGGAAAACTACACCATACATATTTTTTAAAGTCAAATCCATTAGAGCAATTAGAGATGGAGAAAGTAGAAACATTAAGTAATTTATCATTAGAAGAATATACAGATGAATTATCAAATATATATAATTTTACGAATATGGTAAAAGAAGTATGTTTTAATATGATGATACCTGAAAATTGGATAATATGTAATGATGATTTATTTAATCAATTACAATTAAAGATAGATAAAGATAATATAGTTAATTGTATAGATAATTTATTATATTTAATATATAAAATAGCTAAACAAGTAGTCAATTATAAAGAGTTAGATAGGAAATTAATATTATTTTATAAAATATTCATAGGAAAATATGAAAATGATGAATATAAAGATAATGAGAATGTAAAAAAATTTATCAAACTATGTAATGAAGAATTATTTAAACATTTTTCAAAGATATTAAAAATAATAAATGAAAGAAAGAATAATACAAAAAAGATAGAAGAAGTTAAAATAAATGAATTTGGAAAAGAAGATATAGAATTTATAAAGAAGAATACATTAAATATTGAATTAAACAATATAATAGATAAGAAATATTTATCTGATTTTTATAAAAATAAATTTAAAATAAATGACTTTAATTATACTGGTATAATAGATTTAAAGATGATAGATATATTTACATATTTTTTAGAATTAATATATAATACACAAGAAAATAATAAAACAATAAAATATGATAATAACCAGTTTTTCATATACAGTGAAGATCAATGGAAAGAAATTGAAATAAAAGAATTAATAATAAATATATTTTCTAAAATATGGTTAATATTAAAGATATATAAAATAAATTTAACTGAAAATGACCATATGGAAGATTATATAGAAGATACATATAAAGAGAAGATAACATATGGATATCAAATAGGTGAAAATAAATATTATAAAAAAATATTAATACAATATTTTATAAATTCTAAATCGTTTGATAATCATATAGAAAATATAGTAAAATAGAAAAAATTGATAAAAAAAAAATTGAATTTTAAATTAGATAATTAACATATATACTTATATAAAAAGAATAAAAAACAACTTATAAAACTTTATAATCAAAATAATAATAAAACATGTCTAAACAAGATTACACAACACCAGAAGAAATTATTGAATCATATGAAAAATATGGAAATGACTTTATGGTTATTGATATTTCAAAGGCAAGACCTAATGATGCTAAAAATCCATTAGTATATTATATTAATGTAAATTTTAAGTCAACAAGATCTAAAGAATTAAAAAGACCAGTACTTAAGATTTTAAATTTAACAACATCAAGTTCAATTAAGGTTCCAGCAGAACGAAAATATGAACAATTAAAAATTTCTGTACGCAGAAATGATGCTAATAATAAAGAATCTAATTTTGGAAAAGCAATGGAAATTATATGTAATACGTTTAAATCAAAAGTAAAGCAAATGGCTGAAAAAAAAATCATTAGTGATGATACTGATGATTTAAGTTCTAAGATTTTTCCATCAGTTAAACCACAAACTCCAATGCAAACAACAGCAAAAGATAAAGATGGTAAAACAGTTAAGTTGGATAATCCAATGTTTTGGTTAAATATTAATAATAAAAGATATTCAATGGATGAATTAAAAAAGTTACCAAAAATGAATGATATGCAATATAATAATCCATATGTAAAGGATTTTGATATTAATGTATATGATTTAGAAAAACAAAAAGGAAATAAATTTGACCTAGCAGTTGATTCTAATGGAAATACATTAGATAATTCAAATATTCAAGAATTTTTAAAGACTGGAAGTATTATGTCTGGATCTATTATGTTTCAATGTATTATTTCAAAAAATTCATTTAATCTTAATACGAGATTATATAAATCATTATATGTAAAGAAAAGTAATTATAATGGTAATGAAAATGATGGATTTGATGAAGATGATATGAGTGAAATGTTAAAATTTTCAAATAAATTAAATATTGATGAAAATAAAGAAACTAAACCATTGGTAAATAAAGAAGATGAAGAAGAAGAAGAAATTTCTGATGAAGAAGATGAAGAAGATGAAGAAGAGGAAGTTACTGATGATGAATAAAAAATAAATATATAATATATATTAATAATAATAAATTATATTTTTTTTTATTTCACTACTACCTTTTTTTTTATTACAAGTATTATAATTATTTATATAATGAAGTTCAATTTGATTTTTTGTAAATATAATATTATCATTATTTAAAATATTAAATGGATAATTAGTTGTATTACTTGTATTTTTAATAGTTAATAATTTATTATATAAATTATAAATACTATCATCTAATTCTAAATTATTTTCCATTTTAAGTTATATAATAATATATATATAAAATTTAAATATATTTAAATATGGAATATTTTAAAGATGAAATAATTGAATCAATAAAAGAATATGAAGATAGTAAATATTATTATTTTAGTATTAAAACAAATAAACAAACTATGAATTTTGGAATTAGTACTTTTCAGGTATGTTGTGAAAATTATGGAATTAATATTTTATATGATAATAAAAAAATAGATTTAAATGCTGAATTATGTAAAGAATTAGAAAATAAATTTATGGATAAAAAAATATTATCAGTTAAATGGAATGAAGGAAAATACGGAGAAGATTGTATTATAAATATTAATATTGATAATGAGTTTATATCAGTTGAACTATTTAATGACCATAATGGATATTATCCACATACATATAAGGTAAATTGGTGTGACTATACTGATGAAGATGAAATTTAAATATATTTTAATATTTATTTTTTTTTAATATTAAATAAAACTAATTAAATATATATAATATTATTATGTCTAAGTTACCAACATTATTTCAAAAAAAAACACTAGTATCCAGAATGGGTGAAAAACAAAAAGATTTAGATGAAAAGGTAGCAATAGAATATATAATGAGTTGGTTTAATGATAGAATTCCTATAAAATATAAAGGAGAGGCTAAAATAAAAACTGTAACTATATCAGATAGAGTTATAATTTTGAAATCTGGTACAGGTTCAGGGAAAAGTACTTCTTTACCACCTAATTTATATCTTAGATTCCAAAAACGTTTAAATAAGCAAATTATAGTAACACAACCACGTGTACTTACTGCAATAGAAATACCTAAAACAATAGCATCAATACCAGCATATAAAAAAGTAAATAAAGATGGATTACAAATTGAATTATATAAAAATTTAGGATATCAAACAAAAGAATTTATAAGAAAACCATTAGATAAAGGTATGCTATTTACAACTGTAGGTATATTATTACAATTTTTAAAAAATATGACAGATGAACAAATTATTAATAAATATGCATTTATTTTAATAGATGAAGTACATGATAGAACATTAGATATAGATTTAGTACTTAATTTATTAAAATCATTATTAATGAGAAATTTAAATAAAGATTGTCCATTTATTATTTTAATGAGCGCAACACTAAATGTAGAATTATTTGCAAATTATTTTGGAACAAAAACAATATTTGAAGTAACAGGGAAGTCATATAATATAGATACACATTTTCAAGAATATGATGTTCAAAAATATATAGAATGTACAGTAAATATAGTAAAAGATATACATATAAATAATAAATCAGACTATTTAATTGATAATAAAATAGAGTATAATACTAATAGTGATATATTAATTTTTGTATCAGGGATGTCGATGATGTTAAAAATAAGTAAAGAATTAGAAAAATTAAATAATGAATTTGAATATCCTATAATTATTATAAATTTAACTAGTGATAAATTTAAGTTAGCAGGAAATGATTATAAAAATATATATAAAGCATTAAATAGTATAAAATTAAATATAAAAGAAAAAAATATAAATCCAGTTAGGAGAGTTATTATATCAACAAATATTGCAGAAACTGGTGTTACAATAGAATCATTAAAATATTGTATTGATACAGGATTTGTAACATCAATAGAATATAACCCAAATTTAAATTGTAAATTATTAAGCAATAAAGCAGTTACAAAAAGTATGGTAATTCAAAGAAAAGGTAGAGTAGGTAGAGTACAATCAGGTATATGGTATGGGTTATATACAAAAGATATATTTAATAAATTACAAGAAGATTCATTTCCAAATATATATGTTGAAGAATTTACACTATCACTATTATCAATATTAAATAAAATAATTAATGATAGTATAAACAATAAAAAAGACTATTTAGAAAATGAAATAGATATAGAAAGTTTACATCAAATAGATTTAACAAAATTAGATTTAATATCTCAACCATCAATAGATACTTTAAGTAATTCAATAAATAAATTATATATATTAGGTGCCATATATTCAAATTATTATATTACACCACTTGGATATTTATTTTTAAAATTAAGAAAATTAGATATAGAATGTATGAAAATGTTATTAACAAGTTTTATATATGATGATATAAATCATTTAGATATAGTAACAATAGCAGCATATTTAACATTAGGAAAAAAAAATATAGTAGATAATAAATTTAAATCATGGAATATAAGTTTTATTAATAAAAATGATAAATGTATAGATTATTATAATTATAATAAACTAAAAAATAGATTATATATATCTTGTGAATTTATAGAATTTTTATTAGTATTTAAACAATTTATACAAATAGTAAAAGAAAATAAATTAGATGTAGCAAAAGAATGGTGTAAACAAAATAAAATATTATATAATGGTATAATGAGTTTAATTCAATTAAGAGATGATATAATTAAAGAATTAATATTTAATTGTGGATTAAATCCATTAAAAAATTCAAGTATAGATTTATTAGAAATGTTAGAAATTGACTATAAAATTAAAAAGAAAGGTGGTGGTATATATAAAGATAAATTAGATAATTCAATTAAATATATATCAAAAATAAAACACTGTATATATGAAGGTTATAAATTAAATATAGCAAAGTTAAATGAAGATAATGAATATGAATCTTTAAATGAACATATTATAGTTAATATAAAAAGTGGACTAGTTAATAATTTACCTACTATGCAAGAAGGTAAAGAATTTAAACAAACTAAGCCAAAATATATTATATATTCTAATATAATGATGATTTTTAATAATAATACAAATATATATGAATTTAACACAGGTGATGCTATAAGTATAATGGATGGGTTTGTAAATATTGATGAAACATTTTGTATATCTTAAATTTTATATTAAATATATATAAATGAAGGATTTTTTATTTTTTAGTAAGATAGATATATTAAATGATGTATTTCATAATTATCCAAATAATAATACATTAAATAAAATTAATCAAGATTTTGAAAATGAGTTATTAATTAATATTATTAATTAATATAAAAATGAAATAGAATTTAAATACCTTGCTTTAAATAAATATACACCACAGATAGTATATATAAAATTTATTGATGAATTTATAAAATTAGATACAAAATATTGGGCATATATTATATTATCTGAGTAATTAATATTATTACTAAAAACAAAAATAACAGATGAAATTGAATTAAATCAATATTGGTATCATATATCAAAAAACTTATCATTACCATTAATAAATAATTTCGAAAAATATATAGAAAATATTGCATATAATAGATTTTCATATAATTTAAATTTTCCAATGGATATAGAATTTATTGAAAGAAATAAACAAAAAATAAATTTTTATGATTTAAATAAACATGAATTTTTAACAGATGAAGTTAAAGAATATATTAAAAATAAATAATATATTATTACCAATAATCTAAATTATCAGTACCGTCATATTCACTATATGTATTTATATATTTAAAATCATTTTTTTTTTGATATAATAATTTTATCTTAATATAAAATTGAATAATATATATAGTAATTATACTAAAAAATATTATGGAAAACTACCATAATAAGACGATAAATATATCAAAAAGTAAACTAAATAGTGCTTA